GTGGCCCGGCGTGAGGACATGAAGCGCACCAACACGCGCGAGGTTGATCCTTCGGAAAAGCCGGCGCGGGCGCCCGAACCCGATTGGGTGAAGGACTGGCGCGCGGATCGCGGAATTATCAGGAGCAACCCGAATGAGTGAAACGACCGAACCGCAAGCGGCGGAAGCCGCCGACGTTCCGGCGCCGACGATTGACGACACACTTTCCGCTGCGTTCGACGCAGCACATGCCGAGCCGGCGGAGGGCGGGGACGACGCCTCAAAGGAAGGAGATGCGCCCCCCAATGAGGGAACGCCCCGCGATGAACAAGGCCGATTTGTAGGATCTGAGGCTAAGCCGGAAGGCGCGGCGGCGGAAACGCCGGAGCCGTCCCCGATCTCTGCGACCGCCCCCGATTACCTCGCGCCCTATGCGGCAGATTTTGCCATGCGCGGCCTGCCGATTGAGCGCGCCGTGCCGTATCTGTTGGATACGTGGAAGGCCATTGAGAACGACCCCAAGGCGGGCATTCAATGGCTGGCGGGGCGCTACGGTCTGGCCGTGGATTTCGACGGCGCGAAGCCTGCTGCGCAGCAGCAGAACGCCCCCCAGAGCACTGACGAATGGATTGACCCCGCCGTTGCGGCGCTGCGCGATGAAATCGCGACCCTCAAGGCCGAGCGGGAACAAGAGAAAACCGAACGCGCCCGGATGCAGCAAAGCGCATACCAACAGGCGCAGGCGGCTGTCGCGGCTGATGTCGCGAGGTTTGAAGCGAGCAAGAAGGGCGACGGCGTTGATTTCAACGTCCTGCGGCCCATGATGGCTGCGCTGATCGGTGCCGGCCAAGCGGAAACGCTTGAGCAGGCATACGACATGGCGGTTAACGCCCATCCGGCTACACGCGCGACCCGTGAAGCGGCGCTGCGCAAGGAAGCCGAGGAGGCCGCCGCCAAGAAGCTGGAGGCTGCGAGACGCGCCTCAGCAACAAACGTGCGCGGGGATGTGGGCAGCACTGCCCGGCCCCGTTCCATCGATGAATCTCTGGCGCGCGCTTTCGATCAAGCGCAGGCGCGCGCGTAAAGGAAACTAAACAATGGCTTCCCCGAATTCGACCTTTACGGAGATGGTCACGACCACTTTCCGCGAGCATCCGAGCGAGGTGACGGATAACGTTTCGGATCACAACGCGCTCTACCGCTACCTCAAGCGGAAGGGCAAGATCAGCATGATTGACGGCGGTTATGAAATCGTCCGCCCGCTCGATTACGCCGAGAATTCCAGCTTCCAGCGCTACTCCGGCTATGACACCCTGAATATCCAGGCTTCCGACGTGCTGAGCGCCGCGAAGTATAACTGGGTGCAGTCAGCGGTGAACGTGACCGCCAGCGGCCTGGAACTGCGCCAGAATGCCGGCAAAAACCAGATGATCAATCTGGTGAAATCCCGCATCCGCAACGCGACCCGCACTGCGTCGAATTACATGTCGGTTGATTTGTATTCGTCCGGCGCGCTCACGAACCAGATGACCGGCCTCGCCGGTTCCATCGGGACGGCGGGGACGGGGACGGTGGGGGGCATCGACTCCTCCACCTATACCTTCTGGCAGAACCAATACCGTGAAATGGCCGGCACCGGCGCATGGACAAAATCCACGATCAAAGGCGACATGAACGCGATGTGGCTTGCCTGCAATCGCGGATCGGACTCCCCGGATCTGATCGTTTCCACCCATGACTTCTTCGCCGCCTACTGGGAGAGCCTGCAAGATTTGCAGCGCTATGCCAGCAACGACGAAGCCGCCGCCGGGTTCCGCTCGCTGAAGTTCGTGAGCGCGGACGTGATCTATGACAGCAACACTAATTTCGCCACGACTGGCGAGAGGATGTATTTCCTCAACACCGACTATCTTGAGTTGGTGGTCCATCGTGACGCGAATTGGTCGCAGTTGGAAAAGAAAACCAGCGTGAACCAGGACGCGGAGGTGATCCCGCTGATTTGGCAGGGCCAGCTTTGCGTCAGTAACCGTTCGCTTCAGGGCATCCTGATCGACGCGGCATAAGCCAGGAAAGGAGACAAGATCATGGCTTTCACTATTCGCAATCCGCTGGTGGGTTCGCAGGCCATCGCGAACACGGAAACGACCCAGCGGCATCCCCTTGGCACGATTGTCACGGCGGATGATCCGACCTATCTGGCCGGCGAATTCGTCTATCTCAAGGGCGTCGCCAGCACGGCGGTTGGATCTTGGGTGACCTACAACATGGATGACGGGTCCACCACGCTGTTGGCGGCCAACGCCATCGGCCCCGTGGCCGTCGCCATGTCGGCCAACGTCGCCAGCCAATACGGCTGGTATCAAATCCAAGGCAAGGCGGTCGGCAAGGCGCTGACCGGCTTCGTGGATAACGCCAACGTGTATGCGACCGGCACGGCGGGAAGCATTGACGATGCCGTGGTTGCCGGCGACCGGGTGAAGGGTGCGGTGGGCGCTTCCGCCGTGGATACCCCGTCCTCCGGTTTGGCGGAATTCGAGATCGCGCGTCCTTTCATGGATGACGCACTCGCGGCCTAACGCAACGGGGGCGGGTTTCGGCCCGCCCCCAGCAACGCAAGGGAATACAAATGAGCGGCACGAATACGACCCGCCCGGCGAATATCCGGGCGCTGGAATTCTGGAAAGAATATGCGCCACTGCCCGGCGGCGAAGGACAGCGCGAGTTGCATTGGGTGCAATGGGCGCGCACGGGCGATTTCCATTATCACAAGCAGGTGGATTGCGTGCAGCGCCTCATGCGCCCCCGCGTGGAACAGGGCGGCATGGAAGCGTCCGATCCCGTCTGGCTGGCTATCAAGCCGGCCTATGCCGCGTGGCTGGAAGGGACGGCGGCGCCGGTCAATGGCACGCCTTTGGACGCGTGGTCCGCCTTGACCAAAAAGCAGGCCAAAGCGTTTCAGGATGCAGGATACAAAAGCATCGAGGAGGTCGCGGAGATCACGGATTCCGACCTGTCGCGCGTGCGTATCCCGGACGTTCGGAAGATGCGGAACCTGGCGCGCGCCTACATGGAGAATGCGGCCAACCATTCTCATATTGACGAGGCGCTAGCCAAGCGTGACGAGGAAATTGATAATCTCAAGGCGCTTGTCGCTGAAATGACGGCGGCGTTGAAATCGCAGCAGGCGGCGCAGGAAGCGGAGAAAGCGGCCTGATGGCTACGCTCCTGAGCATTTGCCAAGGCGCGGCGGATCGGATCGGCCTGCCGCGCCCGACGCAGGTTGCCACGTCGATTGACCAGACGACGCGAACCCTTCTCGGTTGCGCGCAACGCGAAGGAAGCGCGCTTTCTCGGCGTTGGGCGTGGCAGGCGTTGCTTCGGGAGCAAACCTTTACATCCGTGGCGGCGACGGCGCAGACAAGCAGCATCCCGTCTGATTGGGATGGCCGGATGATTGCTGATACTTTTTGGAACCGGACGCAGCATCGGAAGGTGCTGGGGCCGCTGAATTCGCAAGAGTGGCAGGCAATTCAGGCTTCCGGGGTTCAAGGCGTCACGGACGCATTCAGGTTCCGGGATGATCTAATCGAGTTGGTTCCCACTCCCACTGCGGGCTGGACGTATGCCTATGAATACGCGTCCGGGAATTGGTGTGAGAATTCCGGCGGCACGGGGCAGGCGGCTTGGGCGGCTGATACCGACGTGCCGCGACTGGACGCGGAATTGATGACCTTGGGCGTGGTTTGGCGGTTTCTATCCGGGCGCGGCATGGCGGCGGATGCGGCTTTCGCTGAATATGAGTCAGAAGTGACAAACGCGACGATGCGGGATGGAACGCGCCGGGTTGTGAATTTGGCCGGACGTGGCGGCGGTAGCGGTTCCGGCATCGCGGTTCCTGATGGGAGTTGGGCGCTGTAATGCGCGCGCGCGTGGTCACGATCCCGGCGCCTACCGGCGGACTTAATCTGCTGGCGTCCCCGACCGCCATGAAGCCGAATGAGGCGTTGATTCTCGATAACTATTTCCCCGAGCCGCACCGTGTCATTCTCCGCAAGGGCTACACTGAGCACGCCACGGGCTTTGCGGCGGCGGTGGAATCCCTTTTGCCTTACCATGGCGGGGGCGGTTCCAATAAGCTGTTTGCGGCTTCGGGGACGGCGATTTATGACGCCACGAATGCCGGGGCTATCGGCGCGGCGGCGGTTTCCACGCTGACGAATGCGCGGTGGCAATACGTGCAATTCAGCGCCGGGGGCGGTGATTACCTTGTCTGCGTCAACGGCGCGGATGGCGTCCGGACTTACAATGGATCGGCATGGGCCACGCAAACGATAACCGGGGCGACGGCTGCCAATCTGGTTGATGTCATGTCCCACAAGTCGCGGCTTTGGTTCACGGAAAACGCGAGCGCGTCGGCTTGGTATCTGGCCAGCGGGGCGATTTCGGGGGCGGCGACGGAGTTTGATTTAGGCCCCGTGTTCCGGCTTGGCGGCGTGCTGGCTTTTATCGTCCCGGTGGCGTTCAATTCCGGCGCGGGCTTTGATGATGGCCTGTGCTTCGTGAGCACCGAGGGAGAGGTCGCGCTTTACGTTGGCAGCGATCCCGCATCCGCGACAACATGGGCGCTGGCCGGCGTGTTCCGTATTGGGCGCCCGGTGCGCCAGCGTGGCTATACACGCCTCAACGGGGATGCCATCGTGATCACGTCTGACGGGGTGGTTTCGCTGCTCGCCGCGATGCGGTTGGATCGCGGCAACGCCCCGCATACGGATGTGAGTTACAAGATTGACCCCGTGTTGACTGAGCAGATTGCGGCGGGCCGGACAATCTTCGGCTGGTGCATGATTGTGTATCCCAAGGGCACGCGGCTAATCATCAACGCCCCGCAGTCCGCTGCTACAAGCCATCAGTGGGTAATGAACACGATTTCCCAGGCGTGGTCCCGGTTTAAGAACATGGATATGGACTGCTGGGGATTGCTTGGGGATAGCTTGTATTGCGGCGGCGCTGATGCCGTTTATCTGGCTGACAACGGCTATTCCGACAACGA